TTCGTATCGCCAGTCGTGGTTAATGCAGGCGCTGAGTTGGTTCCTGCCTGAAGCGTGGTGACTCCCGTAGCAGAGAGCGTCGTGAAAGCACCGCTAGATGCGCTGTTAGCACCGATCGCTGTGCCGTCAATGGCACCGCCGTCAATATCTACCTTTGTGATATTAACTTCGCCAGTGCCGTTTGGCGTCAGGTCAATGTTTCCGTTGGTATCCGTCGAAGTGATGGCGTTACCGGAGACATTGATATTGTCTACTGCCAGTTCGGTGGAAACCGTCACCTTGCCAGTTGAGTTGGCAATAGAAAGAGCTGACGTGCCGTCCTTCGCCTTGACGTTAGTTACTTCAAGATTGGTCGTGTCCACCGTCGTAGCATTAACGGCAGTGGCAGTAAATGAGTCTAGAACCCGCGTAATAGCGCCTGCGCTGGCTCCTGCGCCATCGGAGTAGATGATGGCGCTCTCACCATTGGCAACCGTTACCGTGGCGCCAGCGGAGCCTTGCTTGAACGTAAGAGACTGCCCACCAGTCGTTGCGTTGATAACAATCCAAACCTTCTGCAGATCGTCAGGGGCAAACGTACAGGTTCGGGTTGCCGACAGCGTGGTGGACGTAAACTTGATAACGGCGTGTCTGGCATCACTCGAAGTGGCATCAGATACGGTTAGCGTAAAGTTGGCGTCAGTTCCGATGTTATATGTAACAACGCCCGCGATGGCTTCATCAATAACATCCGAGAAATTGTTATTGGTGCTGGTACCCCAAGTTCCGCTTTCATCACCTGTCGTGATCAGCTTGATACCAAGGTTGCTATAAGTTGCCATTCAATTACCCCTATGCAGCAATCTGCGTCCAATTAGGCGACTGGGTGGTAGAAATATTAACCCAATTCGCTGACTGTGTAGTTCCAATGTTTTGCCAAGAAGCGTTCTGTGTGGTATCCACCAGAGACCAGATGTTGTAGTAGCCAATAATCCCTTGAGCCTGAACCCCGGTGGCAATCACCACATTAGCTTTGGCGTTGACAGTAACGGTGCCTGCGGTGGCTGTAGCCTGTACGCCAGTGGCGTAGACGGTAAAGCCAAGGGCTATCGAGACAGTTCCGGCGGCGCCGGTAGCAGTCAATCCTGTGACATCCAGAATCTGGTCAGTCTGGACATCAACCGCACCAATAGAGCCTGTCGCTGAGACCCCGGTCTCGGTAACTAACGCGTTTCCGGAGACAGTGACACTGCCTACAGCGGTGGTGCCTGCCGTCCCAGTTACCGCTACAACCTGCTGAGTCCTGACGGTAACCGAGTTAACGCTGGCCGTAGCTGAGTTACCTGTAACGGTAACATTAGCTGTGCCGACAACAACCACCGTGCCGATAGCGAGAGTTGCCGATACTCCCGTAACAGATAGGATCTGATCTGTTAGTACAGAAACCGTTCCGGTTGCACCAACGGCCTGTACGCCCGTGGCATTAACGACAATATTAGTAACAGCATCAACAAAGACTGTGCCTACAGCACCAGTTCCGGTCACATTGGTGTGACCTTCACCCCATCCCTGATCCCCCCAGGCTACGCCGGAGGCATTCCAACCCTCAAACGCAACGGTGACATTGTTGACTGAACCCCAACCGGATTCGCCCCAGCCACCTAATCCCCAGCCTGTAGCCACTGGGTTCCTTATTAAGCGATGCGAATGATCGCGTTAGAAGCGTCAGCAGTCGGGAACTGAATCGTGAAGTCACCAGCGGTGGAAGTCTTGTCACCGCCAAACGCCAGTACAGCCACTGCCTTGTTGGACTGGGTGCTGTTGTAGATCAAAGCGCCATTGGCGGTGATCGTGGCAGTACTCCAAGTGGTGTCAGCAAAGTCCAGAAACGCGGTCGTGCCGCTTGATGTCGGAACTTGCGACACGGTGAGCGTGTTGCCGCCTGCGCTGTAGCCAGTGCCACTCACCTCGTTAGAGGTGGAGTAGGCCGTGGTCGCCGCATCCAAAGACGCAGACGAGGTATACAGTGCAATCTTGAAGGTGTCAGCCGTGGTGGAGCCTCGAACAACCGAGGTTCCAAACGCATGAATACCGTTGAGGATCTCGACCTTAAAGCTGGTCGCCATGCTTTGAGAAATGGCCAATGTAATTACTCCTAAGGCAAATGTTTCTTTAAATACTCCGACATTCGGAGTGCTGATTCGATACTGTCGCCAATTAAACCAAGCGCTCGATTGCATCTACTGCAAAGAAGACCCCTGACTTTCCCGGTAGCATGGCAATGATCTACAGAGAATTTAGTTTTTTCTGGGCTTATCTTTTTATATCCCCTAGAATAAGAAGATTTTGACTGGCATATCGCACATACGCCACCTTGACTTTTCAAGATGGATTCATATTGATCGACAGTTATACCATAAAGCCTTTTTAGTTTACTTGGCCATTCCACTCTTTCATAAATACTAGGGTCTTTTCTTTTCCTATCCTTGTGTAATAGATTTCTGCATTCTTTGCATGATCCAGCTGGATGCCCCTTTCTCTTCCCGATCTTGTAAACAGAATAGCTATCTAATGTTTTTTCCGCTTTACAGGTTGGGCATAACTTTATACCAGTTATTTTCCAGGACGAGGCTCCTCTAGTTTCCACTAGAGTTCTCCTATGATCTTTGCCAAATCACTATGCCCTTGCAAAGTGAGCTTGGCACAAATAGTCGTGCGTTCGCTTTGCTGAGCCTCTTTCAAATACTTAACCAACACTTCCCGGATGTATTCCTTGTAAGCCTTAGCCTGCTCCAGTATGGCAGGATGGCTCTGATCACCCACGTAGATGATCTTGTCTAAAGCCCTATCCGCAATCTCTTCTGCGGTGAATCCACGGTTTTGCGTGGTGAACACATTGACTGGGCCAATCTGCATACCGCCACTAAATCCACTCATGTCACAGGAATCCTAGCCTGACCACTACGATAAGCATCCTGCCGCTCCATGCCATCACCAAGGCGCTTGGCCAACAAGATGGCTTCCTTGTACTTATTCTCATATTGGGTCATCAAATCGGTATCGCCCTTGAGATAAGTGTAGGCTTCAACCAGAGATCCGTACAGCAACACTGGATCAAAGTTATCTCCTAACCAGCTAGTACCCGCATCTACAATCGAAGTCGGATAAAAGAAGTAGTGGAGTTCCATCGTGTAGGCGGCATTCGGCGTAGGGCCAAGCAAGAATGTGAGTTCAGTTGCTTGATCAGAGCGAGGGCCGAATAAGGCGTAGTAAGCAGGGGTGCCAGTGGATGTTGGCGTGGGATAAGATTCCCGAATAAAGTTCACATCTTTATTCAGCAAGTATTCATAGCTGCCATCAGCCAATATCACTGCCAACGAATACGGAGCTAAGAAATCATCAGGGCATGCCAAGTACTTATTGCCTGACGAAGTAGTCCCCGTCACATTCTTACGAAGCGACGGGAACTGTATCATGTTGTAGATACGCTTCTCGGCCTGCTTTACGAACGTGGGAATGTTCGCGACAAACGACGCTTCGGTCGATTGGCAGTACTCTTGGATAGCGGCGCTTAGTTGTGCGTAATTCATGGTTATCTCAAGTTGTACTTACGGTAACAGTGCCTACACCGCCAGTGGCTACTAGGTCGTTTGGTGTGAGGCCATTATCCCACGCTCTAGCGCCTCCTACGGGGTTCCATGACCACTGGATCATACGACTGCCTCCAGCACCATTGGCGCCTTCTGCATAGTAGCTGGTGTCGGGGCGGGGGTTTCTCACCGCTTGCGGGTCTTCGATGGGATACATACCCAGAGACAGCTGCGGTTGGTCAGGTTCCCAGCACTCTTGGCAAACCAGAATGTTGACATTCTGGGTCTTGATGACCAGCTCTTTCAGTTCGCTAAGTTTGTATTGAAACCCACAGCGATCGCATTCGGCTATCGAATGCCTGCCTGATGCAAAAGGCACCGGCATGGCTTAGCCCGTCAAAAACTGTTGTCGGGGAACGAAACGCACCGCAGCCTTTTCGCGATCCTCGCCAGCTGCAAGCTCCCAGCTTTCGTCGTACATGGCTTTTAATGCAACCATGCGATCCGGTGCGATCTTCACTGACAAGAAATAGGAAAGCCCTGCTACCAAGCAAGGCAGAAACCGAAACGGCACATCCTGATTGGTTACGCCAGTGCCTGCATCTAGCATGCGGCGTAAGCGCCAGTACACAAAGGTGTAAGTCTGGCTATTGTCAGGGACTGGCCACACCGTGAATGTAGGATACTGGACTACACTGGCAGCGTTAGTCTGTCCAGACTTGCGGTCAATCCAAACCTGAATCGGACGACCTTGGGCGGTTTTGTTCGGGATGGATGCAAAGGTGCTAACTGAGATACGAGTGATATCGATGTCAGTTTGGGTCTGGCCGCTTCCGGTGCGAATCACATGCTCCAGCAAATCGACCGTATCAACGGGCAGATTGTAGGTGGCAGTGCCGGGGGTTAAGACCTGACTGCCTTGTTCCACCGTCCAAAGATTGACTCCCCGGTTCGCCCCTTCCCTCAGCATCAGATTCAGGCTACGCCGCGCAGTCCGCAGGTCGTAGCCCGATCTGAGTTCAGCGCCACAACGCTCAAACGCCTCTTCAACGATAGCGTTGAGATCGAGATTGAATGTTGCTGTTGCGCTGGTTGTCACTTAGTAAACCTTCTTACCTTTCATCTTGCGCTTAACCGTCTTCCCCTTAGCCATCATGCGAGAGCCGCCTTTTGACCGGGCATTTTCCATTGCAGCAATACGCGCCTCAACGCGAGGAGGAAGCGGAAGAGTCATTCCCTCGGCATAGCCCTTGAGCTTACCCGGCACTTTCTTACCTTTGGCCATCACTTTCGGCTTGTTGCCTTTCTTGGTGACAGCACCCATACCACGACAATTCATCATTTGAATCTCCTATTTACCTTGACTGTAGAACTTACGGCGGGCTTCCCGCATCT